CTGAATTGCAAGATCCTGTAAAAGGTAATTCTCTTAAATCAAATATGGTCAATTATTTATTGAGTAAAGGCTTTCAAGATAAAGACGTAAACTCAGTTTATGATTCAAGAATGTTTGATGTCATCGTTGACGGCATGAAATACAATGATAACAAAAAGTTGAAACCAACTTTAGTTAGCAAGAAAGTTAAGCCATCAAAATTTGTTAAGTCTGGTGTTAAGTCAACTAAGGAAGAACAGAATCAACAATCTAGGTTGGAACGAATTAAAATGCTTAAGAAAACAGGGAGTCCTAAAGACGCAACTGATCTCTTAATGCGTTATTTGTAAACAACTAACCTAAGAGGAGAAAACAATGGCTGTATTTCAAACATACCAAACAGTCGGCATAAGAGAGGATCTAGCGGACATTATTTACTCAATAAGTCCAACAGAAACTCCGTTTATGTCTGGTGTTGCTAAAACAAAAGCAACAAATACATCACACCAATGGCAAACAGATGCTTTGGCTGATGTAGCTGCAAATGCTGCGGTAGAAGGTGCAACAATCTCATACCCAACATTATCAGCAACAACTAAACTAACAAACCACACTCAGATTTCTACAAAAGCTGTGCAAGTGTCTGCAACAAATGACGCTGTAACATCTGCTGGAAGAAACAATGAGTTAGCTTACCAAGTAGCAAAATCTGCGAAAGAATTAAAAAGAGATATGGAAACAGCTCTTTTATCTAACGTAGCTGCTGCTGCTGGAAATGCCACAACTGCAAGAAAATTAGGAGGAGTTCAAACTTGGATTTCTACTAACGTAGATGCAGGTTCTGGTGGATCTGGTGCTGGTGCTGGAGCAATAAGAACAGATGGAACTCAAAGAGCTTTTACAGAAGATCAATTAAAAGGTGTTCTAAGAAGCTGTTTTGATGCTGGTGGAAATCCAAACATGATTATGGTTGGAG